TATCGGACGGGTAATCCCTCAACTGCTCAATCAATTCTGCGACAGTCATAAGTTCTCCTTAGCCTACATTCTACACTATCTTATTTGTATTGTCAACCAGCGAATCTTTTACGCCCCGATTCTATAACCCACCAATACTCCGATATTTTGAACCCTTGGAGCAAGGTAAAAACTGGTGGAAACCGCCCACGCTGCTTCGCTGCTTTCGGGTACCTATTATCAGGCAGCTTATCAGAGGCAACGGTTACTGGTTATTCGGTATCCGGCTGTTGTTTCAGTGATTCTACCCGATGAAGGATAAAATGCAAGCGCAATGTTGCAGTGTTAATTCACTCTATTACCCGATGAAGGATAATACCGGATTGTATTGGAGCGTGACCAAGGATTCGCACCTCAGTAGATCGGTATACTATCCTAACGTATAACCCCGTTAGGCAACCCCACGCTGCATAACAGACCGTAGGTTTATCGTACAGGTTATCCCAATCTAGTCGCTAGACTCACGCACTGTATTGTGAGGACCGATTGTAGCAGACGTTTCCTAGGACATCAACTACCGTTTTTACCGGCTACTCGGCCCGACATAACCAACAAGCGTTTGCTTGTATTATCAAGTATATCTTATCAAATATTATTTGTCAAGAGAACAGGACAGGAAACACCCGGAGTCGCACCGGCCACAGGTCGCGTCCTGTGTTGCTTCGTAGGTCTATGTGGCAGTTATCTTGGCCTTCGATAACTGAGAACAACCTTGTGTCCCCTGTCTTGCTCTCTCGTACTCAATCATTCTACTATCTATTATCGGCTTTGTCAAGAGGTTTCTTTAGAAGCAGAGACCCAATCTCCAAGATACACACGCTCCACAAACAGCCTATCACCATACTGCTCTTGTGCAATACGCATAGCATCCCATTCGCTATGGGCTTTCACATATCCAGCAATACGACAATCTTTCATCACCACCCAAGTATATAAAATCATTGGTCATTCTCCGTTTCCATCATCCTATCATATAGAATCGACATGTCAAGAGAAAAACTTTAGCAGAAAAGATTTGTCGTAAAGCGTTCTGGTAAAAGAACTTACAGCCACCGGGGCGGCGCAGCCTCGCCCTAAGTGCTGCCGTAGCAACAACTTAGGGGAGGCGCCTATTTTTACAGCATTGCTGCTGCGGTTTTAAACAATGCACTAGCAAGCAGTGGCTTACGACAGTTCTTAATGCGTTCAGCATAAAACTGCCTAATCTTACCGTCTGGAGTCTCGCAAACAATCAGATTCTTAGTACGCTTGAAAACCGGATCATTACGACGGTATGTGCTTCTCTTGTTAAGAAATGCAATACGACCATCAGTCAGCGTATAAACCGGCTCAATAACCTTAGCCAGAAAACGCTTAGGATCACCATGCAAAGGTTGCTCATATTCAAAGTTGAATACATCACCAATCTTAGCATTCTCAACAGAAGACCTAGTACCACCATACATACTATACATCAGAAAACTACCAACAGCAATCGCCACCATGGCGAAGAGACCAGCAAACAAAACCGCATTATCCATATCAACCCTTTCGTTTTAAAACCTCAAACCTTACTCTATCAGTCTACCACTCTTATCGACAGTTGTCAAGAGAAAACTTTAAGAAATCATGTAGGTCACAACACAACCACAAACGAGAGCCACACACCACAAAATCAAATCACTCACTTTCATCATGTGTCTCCACAAAAATGAGATGCGTAACACTATAGCAAAGTAGAACGCCGATAACATAACCAGTAGCAACGCTAACAAAATCAAACTCATACATCCCTGTATCTCCTTTTTATTTTAATCGTCGTAACCAACCCAAAGATACTCACCCTTATCATTTTTTAAGAGTTTGTATCCCCTAGCTCTCATTTTCTCATACTCGTCAATCTCTTGCCAAACATCTCCCCAAAAACCACTGAATAACCACAATCCACACACTATAGCTCCACACAAATAAACAATCCACATTCAGAAGCCCTTTCTGCAACCATTCTACACTACTGTTATCGGCTCGTCAAGACCCACAACTTTAACTGACTACAGCCACTCAAGCCATGCCGGAGCATTAGCTAATACACTCCTACTGTGTCCACACCAGCCTTCTCGTCATCCATGATATTCTACCATACTTATCGACCAGAGTCAAGAGAAAACTTTATAGATTTTTGTTGACGTAAAGCGTTGTGAGATAACGACTTATGACCAAATCCCGCCCGGCCGCTTGTCCTAAGTGCTTATGGGTTAAGGATTTACGTCAATAGTCTCCCACACTATTCAAGCGTACAGGCTCGCTACTAAATGAACATACGTTTAGCCCACTTGCAGCAGTCACGGTATCAAACATGATACCCAAAAACTCTTGCCTGTCAACAGCACTTTCCATACTATGCTCTGGCAAGTCGAGAACGTATTCCTTATCGATGGGCATATCTCCGTTTTCGTTTTCGATCACAATATCAAAGAATCGGTGCGTACTCATTAGTAGTCCTCTCCGTAGTAATCGTGGAAAGCTTCGATGTCATCGCCGTAATGGCCGTAATCCTCATCGGTTCCCCAACCCGCACTCGCAAGGCCGGACTCGTGATCTCCGTCCATACTATCATCATAATCGTCAGACCATTCTTCATCTTCGTTCTTCTCAATATCATCGCATCCTTCATAGAAATCGTCATGGTAATCGTAGTGGTAATCGCTGTAGTTAGTAGCCATGTGATCATCCTCGTAAGAGTTCTCGGGATCGTAGCATGGATCAGGGTGACTCATCTTTCTTTTCCTTTCTTAGATATCGACAGTCTACCAGAAAAACTTTAGGTTGTCAAGAGGTCAGTTCTTGATATGACACACGCCTTACGATTTTTTTAGCTTCGTCAATCTCATAGACCGATACGTCATACTGATACAGTAGCGTATTCGTTATGGTCTTATCCCATCTTTCTTTTGCTTCTTCAAAAGTCAATGGGTAGTCAAAATCAATAAATCCATCACGACCAACAACAAACTTATTCATACCTTTTCTCCTAACCAAACAACTCATACTCTTCATCGGTCAACGCTACCTCGTCTGGACGATAGCAGTTATTCCCATACAAATCACGATTCTTGGGACGCTTTTCCCACTCATCCATGAATCGGTTGTATTCGTCAATCCTACGCTGTTCTTCAGAAACCTTTTCCATCTTTCACTCTCTCTTTCTCTATACCTTATATCGACCAGTATAGCGTCTAAACTTGAATCGTCAAGCGGAAAGTTTTCTTACAATAGTGTAAGGTTAGGCCCACTTAACTCCTGGCTCGATTTCATCCGCAATGCCCACAACCTCGGCCCAATCATAAAAGTCGGTCTGTACGTTGGGGTCGTCGATAGGCTCGACCATAGGCTCCACAATGCCAGCATCGGCCAGCTCGTCCAGAATCCTGTTGACATCCTCGAAATCGTTGAGCATCTTCGAAACTCCGTTGGTGTTGCTGATCGTCATGAAAGCCATCATATGTGGAAAGTGATTCATTGTCAAGCCCTTTTGGATTCGTTTCGAAACCTAAACAAAAGTTCAGTTGCAGCAGCCTTGATTCCTTCGCAAAGAATATCGTGAACAGCACCAGTGGAGTTTGGCAGTTGCCACTGAGCCTCTCTGAGCCACAGCTGAATGGTGCTGGTGTTCATCTGTTCGAATGTCGGTTGGAAATAGTTGGGATTCATTCTTTTCTCTCTTTCTCTCTTACTTGTTGTATCGACATTATACCAAACATTCTTTAGATTGCAAGAGATTTTTTCAGATTTTTCTGTCAAGAGATTTTGACAAAACTTTTTCATTTTGTGATGAGTTTGGCACAGCGTGTGCTATTTATTCGTAAGTCGTTGTGGCATAAGGACTTGCGTCAAAAACCCGGCCGGATTTTCGCCGTAAGTCTTTACCAGCAAAGGACTTGCGTCAATCGTCGATAGTTGCACAAATATATAGCATTCCAACCCAGCCGATGATGAACATTAAGGCACTGAACATATTTTCACTCTCCCTTGAAGCTGAACGGACTGATTTCTTGACCATGAGCGGCGATAGCCTCATATTGAGTCCGCAACGCTTCCACACGCTCACGGCTTCCAGGCTTTCCAACCTTCACGATCATCGTATCATCACCACCGATCAGACGAGGATCGGCCTTTTCAACACGAATCTTTCCAAGACGACGCAGTGCCTTGCGATTAAACTTCAACACTTTTTCGCTACGAATCGGGCCATATTCACCATCGGCAAGAGTGGGCTGGTGTGGGATAGCGATTCCCACAAAGCACATGCGAGCCTGAATCTTAGCCTTTTCGATGATTTCAAACTTGGTTTTCATGGTTTCTCTCTTTCTGTGTGTGGATTCTAGCAAATTCTTAGTGGCTTGTCAACCCCTATAATAGGGGAGACTATTGTATTCTTCCATACTCATGGCATTGTCTTGTAATGCTCGGCGTTTTGAGATAATATCGCTGGCAATATCGCTCATGAGTTGATCCGTAGCAGATTGGCTACGAATATGTTCCTCGGTCAAGCGTTCGGCCATATCGCACGAAGCTTCCATCATTTCCAACGCTCCACACAATCCGAGAGACATCCAAATCTTTTCACGTTCATTCATTTCTTTTTTCCTTAGTGGGTTATTGATACGATGATTCTAGCAAGTTTTTTTTAGGTGTCAAGCCCTAACTGTGCGAAAATATTTTGCCCACAGTTCATCGGTCACGAATCGCACAACCGTATCCATCGAACCACGGCAAACGTAGTAGCCCATATGAATGTCGAATAGGGAATAAGTCCCATCATTTTGGGGATGGAGCGTGAATCCAGCCCTATAGGAATAAGCGTTGATTTTCTTCCGAATCGTTTCAGTCTTAGGAGGCTTTCTCATTTCTTTCTCTCTTTCTCTTTCCAGTATTATACCAAACTTTTTTTGCTTTTCAACCCCCACTATGGGGAATCCTCAGATTTTCCAACGAGAGAAAACCAGCGTAAACTGCGTATTTGGATACTTTTCCGCAATGTACTTTTCCGCTGTAGACCTCTTATTGTCCGTAGCACTCACACCTTGCACAACCTTTCCATCTATCACAACATTCCAGATTCGACGCTTGCGAATCTTAGGAAGACTACCGATGAAACCGTTTACACTCATAACCTTTTCCATTTTCAACTCTCTCTTTCTTATACCCTATATAAATGCACTTCCCGTGCCAAAGCCAAAAATATTTTTGAGCCTACAAAACAAGGCTTTTCTACATACCATCCCCTATTGGTAGGTGAAGCATTTTGCTACAGTTTTTGCATTTTGCAACCTATATATAGACGCTTTTGTAGCATTTTGCAACAGTTCAACCACTACATCTTGTGGTTCGCTTTTGGCACAGGATTTGCTAGCCGAGCAGATTAGCTGTAACTCCTTGTGCCATAAGAGTTTACGTCAAAAAACCGGCCGGGATTTTGTCCTAAGTCCTTACGTCGCAAGGCTTTGCGTCAACTCACAATCATACGATCCTCGAACGGTGTACCGTCGTTCAGGTACCATTCATAGTTCTTCTGGTATACCTGTACGGGTGAATACTGGTTGATACGCTTCTTGGTGGTGTGCGTACGCCAACCCCCACTATTGAGCATCACACTATTGTCGGGATAAATCACCACAACATTCGTACCATGCAACTCGATTGCAACACTACCATCAGCCTGAATGTAGGCGTATGTATTATTGCCAACCTTGCGTTGTCCACGATTACGCTTACCCAAAACCATCTTAGTAGCTTCTGCATGATTCATATAAAATACCTTTCTTTGCTCAGGATGCGTGAATAAAAACTTGTCGAACCTTAGTTGCCTTTGCAACGCTTAAAGAAACAATCCAGTTTTTCCCGCTACCATCCTCTCTCATTAGAGAGTTAATCAGACCAACATGCACATTTCCCTTTGGGTCGATAACACTACCATACTTGCCAGTACGCATTGCAGAAAGAATCTTATCAAGGCTGTTCATTTCTTTTCCTTTGGATTGTTAAGATTAGAGAATCGTACCATCACTACGAATACGATACATTATTCCACCGATACTATACAACACAATACCTTCGCCCATATGTCGAACAAACGTAGCTGAATATCCATGACGAGCAACAAGGCGACGAACAGTGTTTTGGATTTGAACAGTCATTGTATTTCCTTTTCACCAAGAGACGTTTTCGCAGGCCATATCATAATATAGATCCGAAATCTTTTCAAGAGCATTTTGCTCTGATCGAATCCATACTCCGTCATGAATCATGTTTCTCAGTTCAAGCTTGAACCGATCACCACACGACACAATCCTAACATTCCCAGCATCATTACCAAAAACCTCTTTCACCATCTTATTGAGCGATTCCAGATTCATTTCTTTTCTCTCTTTCTTTTCCAACATTATACCAAAGATTTTTATTGCATCAACCCCCCTTGTGGGTGTCCTACTCGATCACGATAGGAACCAAGAACACCTTTCCAGCGTTCTTATACTTTTGGGGGATAAGACTAAGAGCCTCACTTTCGTTGTGAGCGGAAACCTTGCCAATTCTCTTATCACTACCATTCACCGTAAGCCAAACTGCAAACTCTTTCATCGTCTTTCTCTCTTTCTTTCTCTTATTCTAGCAAAGTTTTTTCTGTCGTCAATACTGAACACCTGTTCAGCAGATTGCAAAATCCTTCACAACATAACCCATTTCATCGATCTGGATGAATCCACCATCATCACAGAATCCCAAATCTTCATTAATCAGAATCTCGTTATCGTTAGCCCTAACACGCTCAAGCAAGTCCATTGCAAAAGCAACCCGATTCACAAAAGTATCCATACCAGAAGTATTGATGAGATTCTTGAGTTCAGCAACCGTATTCAGCACAATCATATTCTTCATTTTCTTATCCTTTTCTTTCTTTCTTCTATGCCATATATAAGATGCACTTCCTGTGCCATTCGAGAAAATATTTTTGAGGCTAGAAAAAGAGGCTTTTGCGAACACACCCCCAATACGAGGGTGCTGCATTTTGCTACAATGTGTTGCATTTTGCATTGCATTTTGCAAATCGCCGTAAACCCTTGTGGCATATGGAGTTACGCCATAAAATCGGGGGTGGTGGGGTTTTTATAAAATGGGAAGGCTGTGGAGTTTAGGCAGTTTAAACGGCCGGTGGTGCAAACACAATCCAACCATCACAAATAAATTAACCGATTTCTATAAATATATTATTAACTTTGTAACTCAGCATCTTTCCAATCTAGCTTCTTTGGTCGGCCTATCTTTTTAATCAAAAGCAACTTGCGCCTTTGTTGCCTAATCATATCAGCACTAATATTTTGCCCCGTAATAACACTCAACTTTAGAGCTATTTCTTTGTCGCCCATGCTTGGAGCATTATCCCTTATGAAGCTCTTTTCTGTATCAGACCACTTTTTATAATTAGCCATAAATTTAACCCTTATTTGACAAATAGTGTAATACCTTTAATATAATATAAAACACAATCGGTTCTTTGCAAGGAGTTTACTATGCATACTATTGTTGATTCCGTTTTGCACGTTAAAGCTAGTGAAAATGTTGACGTATCCAAAGATCTTGAAAAGGCCGAAGGAAAAGACATTAAGGATCTAATAGATGACCAAGAAAAAGAAGATCAAACCCAAACTACCAAATAATGTTGACGAACAACAATTTTTAAATGCTCTAGATAATATCAGCAAAAGATTAGGCAATAAATTTAAATTTGGATATCATAGTTATGAAGATATGAAGCAACAAGCCGCTATCTTTGCTCTTGAGGGTTTAGAAAAATATGATAGCTCACGACCACTAGAAAATTTTTTATGGACCCACGTTCGCAATCGACTATTTAATTTTAAAAGAGACAACTACCAAAGACCAGATCTTCCCTGCGCAAATTGCCCCCTATATGATAAGCTTGGTAAAAATAGCTCTAGCAATTGTTTAAAATATACCGACAAAACAGAATGTGAACTATACAACAATTGGCTAGTTAGAAATACTAATAAAAAAAATATTATGAAATTATATGGATCAGAAAATTTACATGAAATTCATAAACACGAAAATGATATTAATCATAATATTAGCAACCAACAAATCTTTGATATTATAGAAACTCATATTCCGTCTCAACACAGAGAGTTATATTTAAAGTATAGATACGGAGATAAATTAAGTAAAACTAATCAAAATAAAATAGTTAAAATTATCAAACAAATTCTTAAGGATCATATTGATGATATCGAAAATTCCTAAAAAAAGAGGCCAGCTAGCTCTTGATGAAGAAAAATTTATAAGAGAAAATTTTGATAAATTATCAGTAAGTGATATTGCTGACCATCTTAATCGCACAGAACTGCCCATCAAAAGATATATCGAAGAAGCTCAATTATTTAGCTCCTATAGTGTGGAAGAAGATTCTATTTTACGACAAAAATTACGAAGTAAAAATTTCTGGTCCGAAATTAAAAAACAATTTGATGAAGATAGTGGTGAACTAGAATACTTTGAAAATGTGTGGATAAATTTAATTAAACAATTTCGTGAGGACGTTCTTCCTGCTGAAGAATTACAAATCAAACAATTTATTACTATTGATATTTTAATTAATAGAAGCATGAAAGAACGCAAGCGCCACATAACCGATACTGAAAAACTCCAAAAAGAAGTTGATAAAGAATATGCTAAATCAGAAACTGATCGAGACATTTCCAAGCTAGCAAACTTAGAAACACAATTAAGTTTTGCTCGAAATAGTATAGCCAATTATACAAATGAATATACGAAACTATTGGGCGAACAACAAAAGATCAGCAAAGATCTTAAGGCAACACGAGAACAACGCATCAAAAGAATAGAGGACGGCAAAAGTAGTTGGGTGGGACTGATAAGAATGTTAGAAGATGAACAAAATAGAGAAAAAGAAGGTCGAGAAATGGAAATTCTTAGCATGGCAACATCCAAGATGAAAGAACAACTCAAAGAATATCACACTTTCGCAGACAACACTGTGGATAAACCATTTTTAACGCCGGATAATATTGATGACTAAAAGAAATTTTAAAGATCCTTTATATAAAGCGTGGCGTAAAAAAATTTATGAATTGGATAACTATTGCTGTCAGTGGCCCGGATGTAATCGTAGAAAAAAATTAAATGCTCATCATATTAAAAAATGGAGCGAATTTCCAGGTTTAAGATATAATATATATAATGGAATAACATTATGTAGTGATCATCATAATATGATTAAAAACATGGAAGATAATTATGCAGAAACTTTTTTTAAAATAGTTAGCAACAGAAAGAACAAAGGAGACAATAATGAGACTAAATCAGACCATTAAAGTGCGCAGACATCCTGTAACAGCAATGAATGTTAACAAGGTTATAACTCCTCCTCCAATGGAATTGGTCAATCCAGAAGTTACTTTCATGGATATGAAAGCTCAAAAATTGATAGTTGCACGATTGGAAAAATTTCCAGCGGCTGTAATATTATACAATCAACAAGATTATGATAAAGTTGTGAATAAGAGCGATGAAGCATTTTATGAAAGATTACTACAAATACTAGGAGATAATCCTGGAGAATTATTACATGCTCTATTACCAAGAACACTAGAAGCTGATCCAAATGGACCAGGAACTATTCTTCATGGGATGTTTAGCAGTTTAGGAATCAAATCTGATTCTACTTGTGGCTGTATGCAGAGAGCATTAGAAATGAACAGACACGGACCAGAATGGTGTTCAGAGAATATTAATCTAATTTTAGGCTGGCTAAAGAAAGAAGCAGAAAAAAGAAAATTGCCATTTATTGAACCAGTAGCTAGATTAATTGTTAATAAAGCTATTAGTAAATCTAAACGATTATTAGCTAAAGCAAAAGTATGAATAATTTATTTAATATTATTATCGACACTAGAGAACAGCAGCCGTGGAATTTTCCAGAACATACCACAGCCATTAAGAAGTTGGATACTGGAGACTATTCAATAGAAGGACTAGAGAATATTCTGTGTATTGAACGAAAGAAAAGCGTGAATGAATTCGCTAATAATATTATTGAAAAAAGATATATCGATTGGACACACAGAATGAGAGACTACAAATACAAATATTTGATGCTAGAATTTAATTTGCAGAACATATATGACTATCCAAAAGGATCTAGTTTGCCCAAATATATGTGGGACAAGGTTAAAATTTCTCCCAAATTTATTCTTAAAAATTTAGTAGAACTTCAAATATACAATAATATCCATGTAGTCTTTTGTGGCTCATCTCAGAATGCTGAAAAGCTAGCCTTATTTATTATGAATAAAGTATACAACAATGAAAACAAAAACTCAATTTGATGATGCGTGGTTAGGACTAGGCGACTTATCTGAAATTAGCATAAAAGCTAATAGAATGATAGGCCGTAACAAATTTGAGATAGAACATCCCGATTTTCACTTAATCAAAATATTTAGTGATCCTAATTATCTTGGATCAACATGTAAATTATTATTTAATATCGAATTACATCCAATACAAATAGCTATTCTGCAAGAGTTTTGGATTCGACCATTTCCAATGTTTATTGCGTCTCGTGGTTTTGGTAAATCATTTTTAATGGCATTATATTGTGTATTAAAATGCGTTTTTGTTCCAGGGACCAAAATTGTTGTTGTTGGTGCTGCTTTCCGACAGAGTAAAATTATTTTCGAATATATGGAAACTATTTGGCGCAATAGTCCAATATTACGAAGTATTTTTTCTGGTAATGATGATGGTCCAAGAAGAGATGTTGATAGATGCACAATGAGATTGGGTGATAGTTGGACCATAGCCATTCCTATGGGTGACGGATCTAAAATTAGAGGTCTTCGTGCGCATATTATTATTGCTGACGAATTCGCATCAATTTCACCAGATATTTATGAGACGGTTGTTTCCGGATTCGCTGCCGTATCTGCTAATCCAATACAAAATGTTAAAGAAGAAGCCAAAAAACAAGCCATGCAAAAATCTGGAGTGTGGAATGAAGAACTAGAAACGCTTAATCATAAGATGGGTAACCAAGCTATTATATCTGGTACTGCTGATTATGCTTTTAAACATTTTGCTAAGTATTGGAAAAGATACAAAAAGATTATCGAAAGCAAAGGAGATATTGAAAAACTAAAAGAAATTTTTGGCGATGAGATTCCAGATAATTTTAATTGGAAAGATTATAGTATAATTAGAATGCCATATGAACTTATTCCAAAAGGTTTCATGGATGATAAACAAGTTTCCAGAGCCAAAGCCACTATTCATATTGGTACATATAATATGGAATATGCGGCGTGTTTCGTAGAAGATAGTGAAGGATTCTTTAGAAGAAGCCTTGTTGAAAGTTGCGTAGTAAATGATCAAAATCCAATATTATCAAATAATATACCGATACTATTTGATGCAACAATAAAAGGTAATCCTAATTGTCAATACATCTACGGCATCGACCCTGCTTCAGAACAAGATAATTTTAGTATTGTTGTTTTAGAAGTTCATCCAACACACTCCAGAGTAGTATATGTTTGGACAACGAATCGTAAGAATTTTAAAGAAAGACAAAAAACCGGATTAGTAGCAGAAAACGATTTTTATGGATTTTGTTCTCGTAAAATTAGATCGCTTATGAAGTCTTTTCCTTGTTATAGAATAGGGCTTGATGCTCAGGGTGGTGGCGTAGCTATTGAGGAAGCTTTACATGATATATCAAAATTAGGACCAGATGAAATTCCCATATGGCCCATAATAGATTATAACAAACCAAAAGATACTGACGATCAACAAGGATTACACATATTAGAATTAGTGCAATTTGCTAGGGCAGATTGGACAAGTCAGGCTAATCACGGATTGAGAAAGGATATGGAAGATAAAGTATTATTATTTCCAAGATTTGATAATTTAACTCTTGGATTAACTATGGAAGAAGAAGGCAAAAATATTCTTGAGTCGGATCTAAATCCAATTTATGATAGTTTAAGTGAATGTATTTTAGAGATTGAAGAATTAAAAAACGAATTAACAACTATTGTTATGACACAAACTAGTGGTGGTGCTGGAGCAAGAGACCGATGGGATACTCCAGAAGTTAAGATGTCTAATGGTAAAAAAGGAAGATTAAGAAAAGATAGATATAGTGCATTAATTATAGCTAATATGTTAGCTAGACAATCTCACTCATCTTTAGCTTCTCCTAAATATGAAATTATAGGAGACAACGCAAGAAATGTGGTTAATATAAAAGGAGATATGTATAAAGGACCAGAATGGTTCACATCAGCAGCTAATGATGATATTTATACTGGAATTTATAGATAATTGTGTATTTAAATAATAATTATATTATAATAGAATTACAATAACATTATGAAAAAACAATATCCAAAAAGCGAAGCTATACAAAACGCAGAAGTATCTAACGAAGAAGCATATGTTTTATGGGGAGACGATGCTGACAGTAGAAATCAAGCTATGAAAGCTTCTGCTGGCGCTTTGGATGAATTTACATCTATTCAAAAATCCACAGCTGGAGGAGGACACAGATATCGATTAGATTATTCTAATTTAGATAGTAATACTAGTGGTCGTCCAGGATTAACCAGATCAGACTATGACTACTTTAGGCCAGACGAATCTGTGCCAAAGCATGTTAAACTAGTAATGCGCAAAGCTGATGAAATTTATCAAAGAGTTGGCTTAGTTAAAAACGTTATAGATTTAATGGGTGATTTTGCTACACAAGGAATAAGGATTGTTCATAAAAATAAAAGAATCGAAAAATTCTATAAAAAATGGTTTCAAAAAATAAAAGGAAAAGATAGATCCGAAAGATTTGCTAATAATCTCTATAAGTCTGGAAATATTGTTATCAATAGACAAACAGCAAAGATTAATCTTAAAACCACCGAAAAAATGTTTAAGGGAACAGCAGCTGACATAGAAGTCTTATCCAATGATAATCAATTTGAAAAAAGAGAAATTCCTTGGAAATATACTTTTATAGATCCTGTTTATGTTGATGTTGCAGCAGGATCACTATCTTCTTTTGTTCAAGAAAAGAGATATGAATTATCTTTGCCTCCTAGTTTACGCAAAATAATTAATGCTCCTAAAACAGAATCAGAAAAAGAAATAATAAATAATTTACCACCATCAATTATAGCAGCAGCAAAATCAAAAAGTAAATATCCTTTGGATCCAAATAAGACATTGGTTTTTCATTATAAAAAAGACGATTGGCAAGCATGGGCATACCCAATGATCTATGCTATTATGGACGATATTACAGTAATAGAAAAACTTAAACTTGCAGATATTGCGGCTTTGGATGGTGCGATTTCTAATATTAGAATTTTTAAATTAGGAAGCTTAGAACACAAGATAGCTCCTACAAAAGCAGCAACTTCTAAACTAGCACAAATTTTAGGCAATAATGTTGGTGGTGGCACAATGGATCTTGTTTGGGGTCCAGATATTGAACTAATCGAATCCAAAACATCAGTACATCAATTCTTAGGTGAAGGTAAATACATACCACATCTAAATAGTATTTATGCTGGTCTTGGTATTCCTCCAACACTAACAGGCACTTTCGGAGCTTCTGGAACAACTAATAATTTCATTAGTCTAAAAACATTAACTCAAAGACTTCAATATGGTAGAGATGTTCTCGTTAGTTTCTGGGAAAAAGAAATCGAGATTGTTCAGAAAGCAATGGGTTTTAGTTCTCCAGCAAAAATAGAATTTGATCGTATGGATCTTAGTAATGAAGAAGCAGAAAAAGCTCTATTAATTCAATTAGCTGATCGTAATATTATTTCTGATGAAATGATTAGAAATAGATTTGGTTTAGATCCAGATATGGAAAAGTTAAGAGTTAATCAGGAAAATAGAAGTCGCAAAGCCAAAACTATGCCAAATAAAGCCGGTCCTTATCATGATGCTAATTTTGAAAACTCTATTAAAAAACTTGGTGTTCAGTTAGGCATGTTAACTCCTAGTGAAGTTGGGGTTGAGCTCGATCCCAAAAAACGAGGAGAAAAAAATATGATGCAAATGAAACAAGAGCTAGCGCCAGCCGCACCACCACAACAAAGCTCCGGCCCAATCGGAGTATCTGGTCAAGGCAGACCCAAAAATTCTAAGGATTCTACAACCAGAAAACAAAGAGAATTCAAACCACAAACCGGAGCTAGTCTAACAATATGGGCAACAAAAGCTCAAGAAAATATTTCTGAAATTCTTAATCCTATATTATTAGATTTTTATAAGAAAAAGAATCTAAGGAATTTATCACACGCAGAATCTAGTGAGCTAGAAGATATTAAAACTAAAGTATTATTTAATATTAAACCTTATACTAATATTAATATAGATATTATTAATGAAATATTAGCTGGTATAAATACTAAAGCTAATTGTCAAATAATGAATCATTATAAAGAATGGCAAAAAGATATTCAAAGCAATTTAAATGAACAGATGACTTTAGACGATCAAAAACAAGCTAAAGCTTCATTTTATTCAATGGTGTATAGCATATTAAACCAATAATAAGGGTATAATAATGAAAATTTACGCTTCAGAAATTGAAGATGGTGTTGCAGATTTAATAAAGACTCAAGCTTGTGTTAGTTACGCTAGCTTCGTTGAGCCTTGCGAAAATAAATCTTCTTTTAATTTTCAAGATATTAAAACTATCGCATCTTTAGATGATAGTGATTTATATTATGTTCAATCTATTTTAGTAACATCATCTTGGAATAAAAATGATGATATTTTTGATAAAGCAGAAGTATGGAATGCTAAAAATACTCCAGAAGATAAACCAACAAATTTAGAACATGATGAGGGTTTGATTATTGGACATATTACTTCAAACTATCCAGTAACAGATGATGGTGAATTAATAGATCCAAATACTCCAGTTGATCAATTACCAGATAAATTCCATATTTTAACAGGTTCTGTAATATATCGAGGATTTACTAAGCCAGAATTAAAAGATAGATCCAATAAACTTATTGCTGAAATCGAACAGGGTACTAAATACGTTAGTATGGAGTGTTTCTTTAGAGGTTTTGATTATGGAATTATAGATAAAACTACAGGACAATATAAAGTTCTATCTCGTAACGATGATACATCTCATCTCACAAAATATTTAAGAGCATATGGTGGCAAAGGCGAACATAATAATTATAAAATTGGCCGAGTTTTAAGAGATATAACATTTAGTGGCAAAGGTTTTGTTGACAAACCAGCCAATATAGATAGTATAATATTTAGTCGCAGTGAATTAATGTATAAATTTTTAGAAGAAAAAAATGAAGATTTAGAAAAAGAAGGTGTAATAGACAATAAACCAATTTTTGTGTCGGAGAATAACACTATGAGTTCAGAAAATACTTCAGTAGAGAATACAAATAACGAAGCTCTAGAAAGCAAGGTTGCAGAACTAGAGTCAGTTGTTAGCACACACATTACAGAGAAAGAGACACTAATGCAAGAAAAAGAAGCTTTAGTTAAAGAGACACAAACTTTAGCAGAAACTCACGCTGCTGAGTTAGAGGCTATTAAAGCAGAACTAGACAAGGCTAATCAAGAACTAGCTGCATATAAGAGCAAAGAAGAAGAAATGAAGAAGAAAGAAATGAAGATGAAGAGAATGGCTGAACTAGTTGAAACTGGTTTAGACACAACGGAAGCTTCAGAAACTTTGGAAAGCATGGATGCATTTTCTGATGAGCAGTTCGAACTAGTTTTAGCTGCTATGAAGAAAATGAAACAAGCTAAAAAAATGATGGCTTCTACCGAAGTAGAAACTGAATCCACAAAAGAATCAATAGCTGATGCATCAACTTTAGACACCGTTGAGGTTGAACCTGAAGTTAATCTGGCGATTAGCGAAGAAGAAGATACTTCTGCTATTGAGGCTACTCGTGCATCGTTAATTGATTTTGTTAAGTCTAGACTTCAAATTACTAAGTAAGGGAGAAAAATATGGCTCTTAAACCAGATCGTATCGAAGATCAAACAGATATCTCATTCTTCATGAACACAACTGCCGAACGTGGTGGTGTTGTTTGTGTTAGCACAGTTGGTTCTGGCGTAGCAATGGATGATGCCAATGCTGTTGTTCAGTACAAGGCTGTTGCAAGCGGTGGTAAGCCAGTAGGTGTTCTACTAAATGATGTTGTTAATCTTGATCTAACAAGACAGCACATCAACTATCACAGAGACGAAGTACAGATTGGTGGCAAAGTAACAATTCTACAAAGAGGTCAGGTAACCACAGATTTAATCTCTGGTACTCCAACAGCCGGCGATGCTGCTTATGTTGGTGCTAGCGGTTATTTAAGCCCAACACAGGCTACTGGTGCTGTACAGGTCGGTAGATTCTTGAGTACAGTAGATGCCGATGGTTTCGCCAAAGTATCCGTAAACATTGTCTGATCCTAAAGGGAGAAAAAAATGTCAAATAAAAGTAAAGCATTTGAACCAACACCAGAGCTTACCGATCTTCTAGTTCGTTCTGGTTCAGCTAGAAAAGAAGAGTCGTTAGTAGCTAATGCAGAGTTTGCAAAAGCTCTTGAACTACCACTTAGACAAGGTGTTCTTAGTGGTAATATTCTAGATGGTATCTATGAGCCAATTCGTTTAGCTCCTGGTGCCACTCCAGAATTTCCTCTTGATTTCCTAACCCCAGGCAATGAGAAGGACTTTGTGGCTTACACAATTCCAAATCATGGCTATATTCCAGAGCGCCATGTAGAGGGCGACTATGTTATGGTTCCAACATTTGATATTGGTGCCAGCATAGACTATCTACTAAAGTATGCTCGTGATGCTCGTTGGGACGTTGTTGGTAGAGCTATGGAAGTTCTAGAGTCTTCATTCGTTAAGAAGATGAATGATGACGGCTGGCACACCATCCTAGCTGCTGGTGTTGATCGTAACATCGTCGTTTATGATAGCGATGCTGATGCTGGTCAATTCACAAAGAGATTAGTTTCTCTATTAAAGACAGTAATGCGCAGAAACGGTGGCGGTAATTCCGCTTCTAACAACCGTGGTATGCTAACTGATCTTTATGTTTCACCAGAGGCTATGGAAGATCTACGCAACTGGGGTGTTGATCAGGTTGATGAGATCACTCGTCGTGAAATCTATGTTGCTGGTGATGGCGCTGGCGTAATCAACCGTGTCTTCGGTGTTAACCTCCATGATCTCGATGAACTAGGTGATGGTCAAGAATATCAGCTATTTTACGAGAACACACTTGGTGGCACACTACAGGGCAGCGACACAGAGGTTGTTGTTGGTCTTGATCTCAGAAGAAGAGATTCTTTCATAATGCCAATTCGTGAAGAAGTTCAGATCTTCGAAGACGACACACTACATCGTCAGAAGAGAGCTGGTTTCTACGGCTATGCCGAACAAGGCTTCGCCGTACTAGATAACCGCAGAGTACTACTCGGCTCGTTCTAAATTATCTTCAGTAATGTGGTTTTACAAAGGGCCGGTTATTCCGGCCCTTTTTTTTGTATATTAGGTGTATCTATCCTTGTAGCGATAATATCAATAGAGGAAATATATGGCAGCTAATCAATATGATTTTAAAATAGAACAAGGCTCATCACATAAATTATCTTTTATTTATAAAGACTCTGACAAAAATCCTATAGATATTAGTGGATATTGCGCTAGATTGACTTGGAAAACTAATACTAATATTAGTCAAATATTTACAACTGAAAATCTGGACTATTCCACTTATAAATTTGTTATTGATACGCCAACCTCTGATGGTAAAATGACTTTGTATTTTCCTGCATCAACAACAAATGGTTTTGATTTTAGTACAGCTAAATATGACTTAGAACTTCAATCAACCACAGATTTATATACTGGAGGAGGCAAGGAAACTCTAAGAATTCTTTATGGTAATGTTACAATCGCAAAGAGATATAGCAAATCAACAGAATTATTAGATTGTACATGAAATGAGTTTTGATATAGAGATAGTAGAATCTGATCAAAAATACATATCTGTCGAAACATTTATTGGAAATGAAATTGATCAAATAAGCCAAGAGAGTGGCGTTAGGTCGATAGATATTATAGAAAGCATGTATGGTACTGATGTATCATATACTAAAAATATTATTGATATAGACTCTAATAGTATTAGTTACACTCCTAATATTATAGAAATTAGTCTTACTCCTACTCATAATGTAGATATTATTAATAATACAGAATATCTAGGAAATATTCATATTACAAGAGTGGATGGCTTAGAAGATTTTTTAGATTCGTATGTACCAACCATATCTGGTATAAGTGGTGTAAATACAGCATTTTCTAAAATAATAGTTTCTGGTCAAGGTTCTATTATAGCAGATGCTGGTGAGGACACATTAACAATAATAGCAGGTAATGCTCTTTCAATTACAACCAGTTCCGGTATAGATGCTTTAACAATAGCAGTATCTGGATTAGAGTTTAATGATATAACAAATATTAATTCGGGTATTGCTGAACTAGTTGGAACCAATTTAGAACCAGGACAAGGAATTCAATTTAATTATAACTCTATTGATGATATTTTAACAATAGCCACATCAGGAGCTGTATTATTTGATGCTAATAATAATATTTATATTCCTGGTAATATAAGTTTAGCTGGAGATTTGACAGTTGGTGGAACAGGATATATAGTTGATACTGTCACATTAAATGTTGGCAATAATTTTATTAATCTAAATATCGTAGATGTTGTGCCGAGTGGAGGATTAAGAGTTGTAAGATCTGGTTTGTTGCCAAGTGGATTCGCTACACTAGTTTGGTATGAAAATAAAAATAGATGGGAATTTGATCATGATTTATATGCTCCAAACATTATTGCTAATAGTATAGAAGCACCATTAATTACTGGAAATCTGGTTGGGCAAGCATCATTATCTAATCAGATATTAGTTAGTGGTATTAATATCACAGATGATCAAACATATATTACATTTGTTAGAGATTCTATTTCTGGTTATCAATCAATTAATATTAATTCAAATTTCTTTTATAATCCAATAACCAACTCTCTATCTGTTGCAGTGGTCAGTGGCAATTTATCGGGTGTGGCCCTCTCTAGTAAAAGTATAGATATAAATTGTAATTCAGATAATGTATTTTATAATCTACTATTTGCTAGTTGTGGATCCGGGATCGGAATAAAAGCTTCATCGGGTATTAGATTTAACCCCTTATCGAACGCCCTATCTGTACCACAAATTTCTGGTACAAATTTTACTAATTCTATTTGGGATAATGGAATATTAAATCAAAATAATTTATTTCAATTAAGAAGAGCGTTGTCATCTGAATGGTCAGGAGTTAATCCTGTACTAAATACCGGAGAACCAGGATATGATCTTAGTAATAATATACTAAAAATTGGAGATGGTATAACAGCATGGAATAGTCTACAGGGCATAGTAACTAATAATTATGGTACTCAAGGTATACAGGGTATTCAAGGATTACAGGGATTACAAGGATTGATAGGTAATACTGGCGTTCAAGGATTACAAGGCAGACAGGGTATTCAAGGATTACAAGGAAGACAAGGTATCCAAGGCATTGGTATTCAAGGAAGGCAAGGTACTCAGGGATTGGCTGGAAGCGGTGGTTTACAAGGTATACAAGGAGCTAGTGGTATTCAGGGATATACTGGCCCATTTGGTCCTCCTGGTAGTACTGGTATTCAAGGAATACAAGGGATTCAAGGATATTCTAATATTGATTTAAGTCAAAATTTTATTGCTGGTACTGGTATTAGTTTAGTGTTCGATAGCGGAAATAATACATTAATTATAAATGCTATATTGAGTGGTACTATCACAGGTATTGGTATTCAAGGAACACAAGGTATTCAGGGTATTCAAGGTATCCAAGGATTACAGGGTAGACAGGGCATTCAAGGTTTGCAGGGCATCCAAGGTATTGTTGGAAGTACTGGCGTTCAAGGCTTGCAGGGCATCCAAGGTATTGTTGGAAGTACTGGCGTTCAAGGCTTGCAGGGCATACAGGGCATTGTTGGAAGTACTGGCGTTCAAGGCTTGCAGGGCATCCAAGGTATTGTTGGAAGTACTGGCGTTCAAGGCTTGCAGGGCATCCAAGGTATTGTTGGAAGTACTGGCGTTCAAGGCTTGCAGGGCATACAGGGCATTGTTGGAAGTACTGGCGTTCAAGGCTTGCAGGGCATCCAGGGTATTGTTGGAAGTACTGGCGTTCAAGGCTTGCAGGGCATCCAGGGTATTGTTGGAAGTACTGGCGTTCAAGGCTTGCAGGGCATCCAGGGTATTGTTGGAAGTACTGGCGTTCAAGGCTTGC